GGCAGATGCATATACTGTTCTAACTTTTGAGGTTTCCGAACGGTTGATACAAAAAATTGTGCATGGTTGGCTTTGAAGAACAGCAGAGGTTCTTGATTACAGAGCTCTGCTTGTTGTCTTGCCTTAGCCCACCATTGCACAAAATTATTACTTTTGTTGGTAAATATTTTAGTAGTAACTGCGTCGTCCTTGTAAAATTTTACCTCGATTAGGAACTTATTTATCTTATGTGTAAGATAAAGATCTCCTTTTATTTTCCCACTACCAGAGCCTGGAGTGCCCACGAAAGGTAGTTGGGTATGTCTCGTTAACATATTGGCAACTAGTGCCTCGGCTTTTGCGCCTTTCTGTCTACTATTTACCACAAGTATCGATATATTTAATTAAATTATCGGTATTGTGTAGTTTTAAGTCTACTATTGCCATATCATCTATATCGATTTTGAACTCATCTTCCAACTGTAATACTATATCCACAATATCCAAACTATCTGCACCAAGCTCTATAAGATCTGCACCTACTGTGACAGTACCTTTTTCTAGCCCTAACACATCTTCTATAATTCTGAATGTTTCATCTATGTCTCTAGTAATCATTATCTTCTTCTAACCTCTCAATATATTCTTTTTGCAATATCTTTGTTTTTTCAACATTAGTCAATTCTTCCCAGTCACAAGTCGGACAAGTTACTCCAGTTGGGATATACTCCCTGAACTCAGACTTATGTGGGCATATATGTAGCCAAAATGTGTCTCCGTTATTTGACATAATTTACTCCAAATGACTTATATTATCATCTTTAACAATTTCTATCTTCTCTAACAATGGGTGTGTCCAACCATGAGAAACTAAATAAGTGTTAAGTGTTTCTTCTTTTAGAAGGATCTCTACGACCTTCTCCTTTCCTTGCTCGTCAAGTGCTTGATTAACTTCATCAAGAAATAGCACATTGATTTGACTTCTACTAATAGATGTCATAAGTTTTCGTATTGCAACTAGTGTAGCAATATTTACTCTTGCAAGTTCACCACTAGATAGTGCTAGAATGTCAATAAGTTTGCCAGTATCAGTAACCTCTACATTAAGCTTATCATTTTCTACAACGAAATTGATACTAAAACGTCCATCGCTAAACTCTGCCAAGTACTCATTTGTCAAGGACTCTAGTTCTTTGACAAGGGACTCGATTTTGTAGGCGAGAAGGCCGTTCGTACTAAATGCTTTTTTAAGTATTTCGAGAATTGAAAGTTTATCTTCAATACGGCTGAGTTGGCTGATAATACTATCAAGCTCTTTTTCAAATTGAGTAGTTTGTTCTTGTATAATCTCAATTCTTGTATTGTGTCTTTCTCTTCTTTCATTTTCTTGTACTACTTCTTCCAGCTCTTCACGAGCCATCTGAACTTCTGCTTTAAGCGCTGTAATACTGTCTCTGATTGTTTCTGGATTGCTGACTGTCGTTGGGAGTCTAGGGTCAATAGAGGTGAAGAGCTGTTCCCAGTCTCTAACTCCTTTGGCTGCACTCCTATGTATTTTATTTTCATTTTCTAAACTCTCTAGTTTCTCTTGTTCTTCCTTCATAAACTTGGAACAACTCATAGCCCTTTTATCGTGAGACTTATACTGATTATCAATAAATGATAGATCAATAGTCTGTGAACAAGTAGGGCATTCTTGGTCATCTGCATTTCTTAGACTTTCATACTTATCACGCATTTTTACTTCGTGAGCAAGTTCTGACTTCCAAGCACCGATTGCACCAATAACATCACTAGTATTTGCTAGTTCAGGATAAAGGCGTATATCATCTCTAAAAGATTGTATATCTATAGCCTTCAGTGCGTCTTGAAGATTATTATTGGTGTTAATTTTTTTATTTTTTTCGGAGATATTTTCAAAGTCTACTAATAACTGACGTAAAGTTTCTTCATCTTTATCCGAGATTTTTGGTAAATCCACTTTGGAATATACACTAGTAGTCTCTAATTTGTTGTCTGTTAACCATTTAACAATTGTTTCAGTTTTTGCAGTCAGTGATGTAACTTCCTGAGTTGCACCTCTTACTCCTTCTTTAAAGACCTCAAAAAACGCAACATAATCATCAAGTTTTAATAAATCAATTAAGAACTTTTTACGATTAGTGTCTGTTGCGGTCAAGAACTGTAAACTTGTATTAGTGTTCTGATAGACAAGCTGCGTGAATGTTTTAAAGTCAGTACCTAAGACCTCTCCCAAAGTCTTATAGGTATTACTGGCAGTATGGCTACTTATATCTTCGCCATTCTTAGTCAGCTTACACTTTAAAGTTGCACGCCTATGGACAGTGATGTTGTAGACATCATCATCCACTGTAAAGTCAAGGCTAATATCATAGCCTTGGTTTACATATCTATTAGCAATATCAGCTTTCTTCACATTTTTACTATTCTTGTTGAATAATACTTCTTCAAGAATTAGTGGAATAGATGACTTACCTACTCCATTTGTGCCTACTAGCTGTGTTAAATTTGCTTCTGCAAGATTGATTTCATTGTTTGCCCCATAGGAGAAACAGTTATCCCAAGCTAACTTCTGTAGAATAATCATTGTACACTCCTATAATTGGTTTAATCTTATCTTCTTCTAAATTTAGTATATCTCGCAGGTATACTACAAGTTCATCACTCATAGACATATCGGAAGTAAGGGACAAAGTAGCTTCTACCTGTCGTTTTACAACTTTCTTGTCTAAGAGTTCTGAGTTCTTAATCTTAGCTAAATCTTGTACATCACCTTCTATCTCATAGATTGTGTGGTCAAAATCAGTCTGTATCATCTCGTCTGGGTTTGATACAGTCTTTCTAATTAGCTGTGGTAAGTCAAATTCATGCCATGTCCAAGACCAATCATCATCTATAAGTAAAGCACCTGTCTTTACTCTATTTCTGTGAAAAGATGTTGTCATAGGACTGCCGGGATAAACAATATTACGTTGAGTATTCTCGTGTGCGTGTAAATCTCCAGCAAATACAGTATCAAATTTGTCAAACCTATCTAAGTCTACTTCAGGCATAACATGAGGAGGTATTTCACCTCTGACATGGGTAAAGAGAATCCTGGAGTCTATCGATTCTATACTATTCTTGCGGTGCAAATCAGCATAGGGTAAAATAGCCCAGTCATCTTCTATATAAGTAGAGTCGATTACCTCTACCAATGCGTTAACATCTGAAGTTGCTTTCTTAAGGTTAGTAAAGAAAGTCTTATTCTTCCTAGTAGCTTCATGATTTCCGTCATAAATGATAGTAGGAATGGTTACTCCTCTGATAAAATCAAAGTAAAGAGTAAGTTCATCCATGGAGGGGATTCGATCAAACAAATCCCCACCGATGATGTGCAATTCACAGTCTTGTTCCAGCTCATTGACCTGTTTGAAGAATCTAGCGTACCGATCGGTCGCCCAATCTACAGGTACGTTCTTCTGTCCAAGTTTAATGTGCCAGTCGGCTGTGTATAATATCATGAAACGTCAAATTCCTCATCTACTGTTTCGTTAGAGTCTGCACCCTGAACTTTCTTTAGCAACTCAAGTTGCGCGTCAGCTGTAGGTCTTGGCAGAACATCGTCCATAGACTTAAGGTCTTTGACTAGTTCTTGTTCCCAATCTTCTAAAGCTCTAGGCTTACACTTAAGCATTGCTAGTTGATACTCAACATTGAACACTTGTGGGCCTGTCTTCAATCTCTTGAAGTAAATATCCCAACCAGTAGTCTGGTCTGTAGGATTTCCTAACTCTTCCATTGCTACTAAAATTTGGTCAAAAAGTTTCCTTTTTAGATTAACAACTTTGATACTTTTATCAGAGTAGTCGATCCCTTGGACTGCATAAGCCCAACCACATTTTAGGTCTGGGAAGAAATCACGAACATGGTCATGCTCGATATTGTTGAACGTTTCTGAGTTTCTGTCGAAAGATAAACACTCCATAGGAATGTTCTTGTTATTCTCTCCTTTGATCCAGTAAACGTATCTAGGTAATAGATCACCAACTAAACGAATGTGATGATCTTCTTTGTTACCAAAATTGTAAGTTTCAATCTTGGATTTTTGGGCTGAGCCCTTAGTTGTATTAAAGCCAATAGCCATAATATTTCTCCTATAATGTCTCCTCGTATTTGAAATGAACCATTCCATCTCTAACATCGAGCAGTCTGTTTTTGGTTATAATGTCCTCATTAACTTGACAGAAAATAAGGTCTAGTGTGGTGTCTTTTGTTTTTGCGTACTCGAAAGAATTACGGAATGAAGCAACACCTACATATTCCGCAACCTCTTTATCGCTAAAGGCACGCCCTTTTTCAAGTAGAGCAACTGGGTTAACCAGAAAGCTACTACCATGAAAGTTTTTTTCATAAAACCTAAAGGTCTTATCATAATAATTTTTAGGAGTCATCTTATAAGTCAAGATCCTTAGTATGGTTATGATGTCACCAACATTGCCATGGCTTGCTTCTAAAATCTTCTTCCAGTCAAAATATATCATATATTATACCAATTTTTCGAGGGGTTGTCAAGAACTATTTTTTCCATGTATTTAATTCAAATAAAGTTTCTGATTACTTGATGTTTATCTTATAATCTTGTTTTACATAATATCCCATTCGTGCATTAGCCTGCCTACTAGCAGTCTTCCCTAACAAATGTATATCTACGATTTTTGGTTGTATCTTGCCCTCTTTCTTACGAATAACTCTACCAATTAGCTGTGTAAGTAATGGCTCATTATTTACGGGGGTAGCCAGTACTAAACAACTTAATACATCTAAAGAAATACCCTCTGAGAAGATTGATTGAGTACCAAACAAAATATTTTTGTCAGCACCTATTCTCCTCATAGTATCTTCTCTTTCTGCAAAATCCATATCCCCAGTTATGCAGACTGCATTTTCGCCAACTAATCGTTGACAGACTTTAAGAAACGAGACTCTATCCGATACTACTAGTACCTTATGACCTTCCGCGGCATATGTAGACGCAATCAGAGCAACACTATGTATATATTCTTCATTCGTTGCTAGATGATTGATTCTTTCAGCCCAAGGAGTAAACGATCCATCAAGGAATCGCACGTCACTTTTGATACAATCTATTTCTGGAGTCATGTAATTTTCTTTAGGTGGCTTTAGCACGTTCTGCCCAAAGTAGTCTCTGAAAACTACATGCCTCCCGTCTTTTCTTTCCAGAGTTCCAGTAAGGCCCACTTTGAAACGGCTGGGCATCTCGTCTACTATTCGGGTGAATGTCGGGCTCGAAACATGATGCATCTCGTCCAAAATTACTGTCCCGAATAAATGTTTTATCTCGTCTATCCTGCGGTATAAACTCTGAATGTTCCCCACTACTATCGGAGACGAGGTGTTGAACTCCCCACTGCCGATTCTCCCTGCTTTTATTCCGAAGCATTTCTCTACCTCTTTTTCCCACTGATTACGTAGGTTTGTTGTATGTGTTACTACTAATGTTTTCTGACCAAGCTTGGCAGCTATAGAAAGACCTGTAAAAGTCTTTCCCCAACTTACCCAAGCGTTAATTATACTATTGTCATCCACTGAGTCGTAAACCACTTGCTGGGACTCACGTAACTTGAACTTAAATTCAGGAAACTTCGTCGGCGCTTGTACGCGTTTATCGATAATTTCGTAGTCCTCTGGTATTAAGTCTATTCTTCCGACTGGTATGGACACCAAACCCTCTTTTAAAGGGCGAATTGTTTTAATTATCATAGGTGGATCTTGGGGCATACGAGGGGGCAGAGTATAAGTTAGCTCCTGTTCGAGCAAACCAAGGAATTTAGAATCTCCTTGTATTTGTATTCTGTTACTTATTACAGCCTTCATGCACCTAGCCTTTTCAATAATTCAAGATCTTCGTCTCTCCAACGTTGTGCTTGTTGGGGGTGGTTATTATCCCACGGGGAGCTCCATCCTGTCTTTTGTTTTCTTTCTAGCACATGTTGAGGTATATAATCTTTCATTACTTCCCTCATTAAATACTTTGTAGTTCCAAGGTCAAGACCCTGCAATTGTTTAAATCTTGTTTTTGTAGGAATACCTAATACGTAGTGTACGTATCGCTGGGTAAGTAGAGGTATTCTAGCCTCCATTCCAAATAACCCAACGGTTTGGTCAGTTGCTAGAATATTTTGCTCAGAAGATGTAAGCAAGTCTATAAAAAGACTCATGCCCATAGGATCTCCCTGGTCTAGCATATTTTGAGGAAACCATCTCATCTTTCGCATATCCTCTATCATTTTTAAGCAATAGTTCTCATTAAAACGCTTATCGTGATGCAAATATCCTGAGTATAACTCGTCTCCACTATCTCCTGTAAGCACTACTTTACATCCGTGCTCTGCTGCTGCTCTTGCTAGTAGATATCTAGGGGCTTGTCTGTTATGGTCAGACCACGCATAGTGTGTGCCTGCCAACCAAGTCTTGCCAAGAGCTATTCTTTGATCTCTTCCTAGGTCTACCTTAACTAACTCTCTTCCCCATAATTCAGAAGATTTCTTAGCCATCATAGACTCGTTTTGAAACCCCATGTGTGCATGACTGTTTCCTTTCTCATTAGTATAGCCGCAAGTGAAAAGCGTGATATCCTTAGTACTTTCACGGCATATAGATGCTACTAGCTGGCTGTCGAACCCGCCACTTAGAAATATTGCATGTTTATTGGTAGAATTACCATGGTTTGCTACTTTTAAAATAGATTGTTTAGTTTCATGTATAAACTCTTCAGCATCAAAAGTTTTCTTTCTAAGTATAAACCAATTCCATAAATTTCTTCTTGTCAAGCTCCAGTTATTGGTATCAAACTCTAATACTCCACCCGCCTCAACTTTGTGATAGCCTTTCCAAATACACTCATCTCCTAGGGAGCCGAACTTTCTTTCATTTACATTTAGTTTTTTATAAAGAAAAGACTTACAACTTGTACTAAACTCAAAAGTCTTGCCATCCCATCCCCACCACAGAGGCTTTGTTCCGAACTGATCCCTAACTAGAACTAACTTATTCTGCTGTGGCATATAGTACATAATACTGCCATGCCAATCAGTCCACTCTAGTACAGAGAGTCCGTACTTGTCTAACATTTTGCCCAACCATACTGTATCATTAGCTATTCTAGAATCATACATTTCTCCATTCAACATCACTATATTACCACTTTCGGTAGTAATAGGCTGTATTTGGTTAGCCCCTGTTATATCTAGCAAAGCGTGTCCAAGTTTTATCTTTTCATCGCCCCAGAAAGAAAGAGCATCCGGACCGCGATGCTCTTGTTTTCTTAACATTAACTCTGCTAGAGGCTTATTGGTTGTGCCTATAAATCCACACATTTAGTCACCATCCGAGTTTAGCTCTGTTAGGTCTTTTTGGACTTGTTTAAAGTCTTGTTGCATTACTTTCCAAGAAAGTATAGTTTCAGGGTCAATATCATCCCATCTGTTAAACTCTAGGTCAAATGCAATCATCTTATCTCCAGTAGGTAGATTAGTAAAAATCTGGGATGGTTTAGGTATATAATCGTAACTAAGTGTCATCTCTCGTACTTTCTTAGTACCAGAAATAAGACTTGTATACTCTACTAATACAATATTATCCTTCATTTTGTCAATAATTTTATTTATGTCCATTGTTTTTCCAATTCGGTGTACCCACCAATTTTCTCTCCCTTAAATATAATCTGAGGGAATGTTCTAGCGTTGGGAAATTCTTTTGCCATTTCTAGTGCATCAAAGTCTCTTCCAAGTTTTTTGTATTGAAATTCTACTCCCTTTTGTGAACACAGCTTTTGAGCCATCTCACAATAATGACAGTTATCCTTTCCGTATATTATTACGTCCATTTTTCTCCTAAATATCTTATCCCAGTTATCTGAATAAGCCTTGCTTGGGGGTCTAGTTTGTATACTATCGCCCGTTATATCATTTTTTGTTGTCATATCTTACACCAAGTACTTTTCCCCTCCATAACTCTAAAATCACGAATTTCCCAAGGGTGTCCTTTTCGGTATACTACTCCTGCCCATGCTGCTTCCTCGCTAGGAGGAGTTCTTACAGCAAATGCACGATCTATGTCTTTTAACTTTATTAGAGTTGCTACGTCTTTTTTGACGCGTTTTGTTATTTTATGGTAGTGTATTTTACAGGTTTCAGTTTTCTCATACGCTATTACTCTACCCCTACTATCAACAAAAAACTTTGCTCTGTGTTGGCTCATTCCTATGATATCTTGTATCTGGTACCTTAAAGGGTATAAATTCTTCATAGGAGTCTGGATTCTTCGTATGCCTAGAGTGTCTCCTAGCATATTTCTATCATCCAATACTTGATTATCAAGCCATAGAATACCGTCTATCATTTCTACGTTTTCACTATGTATAACGTAAACAGGGAAGATCAAGTCTTCCCATCTATCTACTCTATCGCTTAGTTTATCCTCCATCATTCCCCATATTCTACGTTGTGACCGAGCTCTCTGTCTTATGCTTCTGCTTAATCTGCGATTCAATGAATTTCCTTAAAATGTGTTTTACATCCTTTTGGGGAACTGGCTCCCACACCCACTGCCATCCATCATATCCGTACTTATCTTTTTGAGTACCTAGATACTTTAGTCCTGGCATTTGATCTTTAAAAAAGTTTACATATAGATGGCCTGGTTCGTATAAGTCCATGATTGCATGTTCGCATCCTTGTATTATAGTACCCCACTGTGGAGTCCATAAACAGGGCTTATCGTGGTTGCCTTGTACTGGAAATAGATGACACCTGCCATCGTTAATCCAGCCTTTATCCCAGATAGAGTACTGTCTGTCATACATAACGTCTGCTAGATGTGGAGGAATTATCCGTACACAAGCTACTATTGTTTCTTCTCTGTCCTTTATCCATAGAAAATAAGATTCTTGATCTAATGTATCTATAGGATTCATAATTCGTCTATTGCCAATTACGAACATCTCTACTCGTTGCTGACAAATTGTTGCATATTCTTCTTTTGTTATATCATTGTAGTGATATAACTCTTTAATATACCCGTTGGAGTATAATCTTCGTGCTATTGTTTTTCTGCTGATATCTTCCATTGGTGACTATCCGGGTTGTGTTGAGACTTATAATTATCTCCATATTTTATACGTCTATCTCTATTGTCTAGATACCCGTCTTTTTCTACGTAGTATATACTCAATATGGTAGTATGTGCTATTTTTAGTCCACGTCTGCCATGGTATGTTTCTGAGCCATTGAAGATAATAGCATCTCCTTGACTTGCTGTTAGTATAGCACTCGCACCTTGTTCGCCCTCTACTAAAGGGCTATCCTGTCCTTCTGCGAATCCTATAGGCCAGCTATCATCGCTAATTTGTATAAGTACAGTATGTTCACACTCCCACCTATTCCTATGCCAAGGTATGTAACACCCTTTAGTGTACCTACGTAACAGGCTAGTACTAAGTGATAGCTTTTTCTTTATAATTTGTTCTACTCTTTCTTGGTAGACAAGCCCTATTCCGTCTGAAAGGGCATCTCCGTTGATTTGATACAGTGTTCCACTTTCTCTCTGTAATCTTCCACAACTTCTATTTTGAATTCGTAAGTCCATATACTGTTGTGCTATATAACACTCGTGAGGACTCATAAAAGAGTTTTGTTTAGATGGTGTCATTTTAGTTCCTTCATTATAGTACTAAAATACTTGACACCCTCCTGGTAGCGGAAAACTCCATCCGCTGCTGTTTTC